GTCTACCTCTGTAAGGCTGGCGGCGAGGTTCCCTAATCTCATTAACCGCTGGAAGGAAGAGGAAAAGCTTGAGGAATCTACACTTGTTGACTTTGTAACGGCAATGGTAGAAGAGTCTGTCGCTAGACAGGTTAATAACCCAGATGGTTTCTCTTCCGAAACTATGGGTCCATTCGCATATTCTAAGTTCGACTCTGAAGACCCGCTCAAGGGTCTCTTTGATGCCGCGGACCTTAAAGCTTTGGAAGAGCTCTTGGATGAAGGCGACAAGCAGGTTCCGGTTATCAGAATGAAGCCTGATGTCTTGCCAGGTGCGCCAATCACGTACTCTGGTAGATACTTGGCTAACGAGCGGATTAGGAGACGATAATGGGCTTTTATACGAGCGCAGCGGGCCAGAGGGTATTTGTGTACCGTAAGCCGCGTCAGGCGAGCCATACGCTGCCTAAAAACCCTCCCCGGCACCGTATCCCCGTTTTGTACGGTTACGAGCTTGTAGAGGAAATACAGGGCGGTGTTATCGCTCCAAGAACTACGAGCTTTATCCCTGGTGTCCCCGGCGACCAACCACAGAGCATGTTGGGTAAGACTCTCTATTGTGAAACCGATACTCAAGTCTATTCTGGCGACTTAATTGTTCACGAGGATAGCAACGGTAAGCCTCAGGTGTACACGGTAGAGGGTGAAGGCGAAAACTCCTATATCTCTCCGTACTCTAATATCCACGGTGGCAGAGAGATTTTCATTCAGCGCGTACGCTATAGACAGGATTAATCATGCCTAGACTGAAATTTATCCCAGATGACACTGGAAATGGTAAGTACGGCCCTCCTGAGTATGACATTACCAATCGAAGCTACGTTCGAAGAGAGCTCAAGAACCAAGCTAACCTAAAGAATTTAGGGAAAAAGAATGGAAAGGGAGATATTAGAGAGCACAGGCCTAGGTATTTCTCTTATTGGCACGAAACGAATAGGTGGCTTAATAACTCTCGTCCTTATAAGTCTGACCTTAAGAGAGTAGCTATTCAGATTAAGAGGGAACTCAGAGCTGTGATTCCTGAAGGCAACCCTCGAGACGGTCACGTAAGAGATGATATCTTCATCGCTGCCACCCCGCGAGGTAACCGCTCTAGTAACCGTATGGCCTATAACGTTTACTTTAGAGGTAAGCGCTCTATGGAAGCTAACTTTAAGTCTGGCAAGAAAGGCCACTACGACAAGCGGACAGGCCGCTCTGTTGGCGGTACTCGTTGGTCTGACCAAGCTCTTGCTAACGCATCTCGAAAGCGGCTTGGATGATACAATAAATAAGATTTTATGGAGGTAATTATGGAAGACTATCTAACTCCTGATATGGAGGCTATTGTTAAGAAAATCCTGTCTGGGATTGTGCCAGATGAGAAAATCGGCACAACCAGAAATGAAATTGCCCCTATTTTTAATGACTACGGAAGCGGGCCTTATGATGCCCTCGAAGAAGTCGATAACTACGATATTTCTGAGTTTGACTACATTCAGGTAAGAAGAATGCTGGGGTATTTCTCTGACTCTCTTACTGATATGTCAGGTATCGAGATTACAACTTTCTCCAAGGACGCGCAGAGAGCTCACTACTTAATGTCTCAGGCTTCCAAGCGGATTGTCGCGGCAGAAGGAGAATGTTTTTATGCGCGAAGTATGGAGTCTGATGAAGAGGTAGAATGGCTTATCGACTTTATCGAGGTACTTAATGGTCCTACTGAGAACTACCCTAAGGTTCTCGATGACCGCTCTGTAGAGAAAAATTTCGAGATACACGTGAGAGTGAAGTGGTTGTAAATGACTAACACATCTGTAATTACCTATGACCCTAGCATCGTAGGAGATAAGAGATACCTTCAAATTGAAAGGTTTATGTCGGCAAACCCATATCTAGAGGATTCCAATCCTGTATATGGCGAGGAATCTCCTTCATTTTTGGGGTTTTCTGGGGCTGCTGTAATTGATGTCACAACCGGAGAAGTCCATGAGATAGAGTGGAGCGGAGGCAAGAATAATGTAAAATCTGAACCCGCAAGCTATCTATCTAGCACTCTTATTAATTGGGATTATGCTAGTAAAGAGGTTAAAGAATACTATAATCAGTCCAAGGTTGTAAGTGTTGAGCCGGGCAAAATTGTTGTCGAGTCTCCGAACGAGGTGTTCTGGTATTCTTACGCTAAAACCGATGCTTCATTTGCTGAAGATGAGCCTCTTTTGGCCGAAATACATGATAACGAAAGAGCTGTAGTTACGAAGGTTAATTTCGCTGGTCGTTCTGAGCCATCTGAGGTGGTTTATGCCAATGGTCACACAACGATTGACGGTGATAATCTAAAAGACAAGCTTCAGGCCAAGGCGGAAGCTCACAAAAATCCTAAGGAGAATTCTCCAGAGACTCCGGCAGAAGAGTCTGAGCCTCAGCCTTCTGCACCAGAACCAGAACCGGAGACGGAAGAAGACACCACCCCGAAAGAGTCTGGTACAATTCCAAGTGATGACCCTGCGGCCACAGATGAGCACGCAGATGAAACTGATAATTCAGGAGATAACATGGCTAAGTATGACGAACTTGCCGCAGCTAAGGGCAAGCTTATTCGCAAGGCACTCGGCGGCTTCATTATGGTTGCCCCGATGGACGTAAAGGTCCCGGAGAAGATTTTTGCTGACAAGGAAGGCAACTTTGTTGACTTCAAGAAGCTTGGCTTCACTCCGCTTGGTTGGCTGACCAAGGGTGACGGCATTAACTTCTCCCGTGAGACCGAGCAGGCCGAGGTTGAGTCCTTCGGCGCTCAGGAGCCAACTCGTGTTGACTTCACCAAGGACACCACCTCTGCGGCATTCAACTGCCAGGAGACCAACAAGAAGGTTCTGGAGCTCTACTACTCTCAGGACCTGTCCGAGGTTAAGCCGGACTCTGAGACCGGCGAGATTTCCTTCGAGCAGCGCGACCCGGAGACCATCTACCGTCGCATGATTTACATCGCTCACGATGGCAAGGGCAAGGATGCTAAGTACATCGTTAAGATTATGCCGAAGGCAACCATTTCCGAGGTTCAGGAGCAGGCTTGGTCCTCCGAGTCTGAGCTGGCTTACGGCATGACCGCTAAGGCTTCTAAGGACGATGACCTTGGCTACTCCGTCCGCCACGTCTTCGGCGGACCGGGATTCGAGAAGCTCTACGCTGACATGGGCTTCACCAAGCCTAAGGCTGCATCTGGCTCCGGTAACACCGCTTCTCAGTAATCGGTTGACATAGCTCAAAAGAGTGTGTACCTTAATCGGTACATGCTCTTTTTGCATGAGTAAGGCCTACTATTTCGAAAGAGAGAAACAAAATGGCAACTAAGTTTAGTGACTTCCAGAAGGAAGCAGAACGCCGCGAACGTAAGGCAGGCGTAGTCAAGAAGCCGTTCGATATCGAGCTGAATTCCGGCGAGATTGTTAGTATTCCGTTCCCAGATGCACAGACCTACTTGGCTCTATCCGAGGTTGGCGAGAATCGTTACCTCGAGCAGCTGCGAGTCATGTTCGGTAAGAATCAGTCTGGTTTCCGCAAGGTTATCGACGAGCTTCAGGACCAGCCCGCTCAGATTATCGCGGTCATTGTTGAGGATGCTTACGACTTCTGGGGCAATGATATGGTTCAGCAGCCGGGAAAATCCGAGCAGTAGTCGAACTTTTTGATGAATATGGTGGTCTCATCATGTGGGACTACCAGCAATACTTAGGTATAGACGTTATCGACTTCTTTACTCTAGAAAGAAGTTGGTTTGAGTTCTGGATTTTCTTCCAGCAACTCCCTCAAAATGCTAGAGTCAAAGCTGCAATCGCGGATAATCCCGAGCTAGCCAAGATGAAGGCAGCGGCTATACCTGATGAGCAAATCGAAGCTATCATTAATGGCAAGGCAGAAGACCCTGAAGATAGGTCCGTTCCACTTGAGGGTTATACGCCTGAGATAGCTAAGATGGATGACCTTATCAACGAGGTTCGCATTCTGAGACTCACATTCGCTAACGCCTTTTCGAAAAAGAAAATCGAAGAGCCTATGCAACCTAGGCC